CTAGTGTTAACGCCTGATGAACAGGAGAGTGCACAGCCCCCTCAGCATTGTAAAGATCCCTCCTTGATCGTGGAGGGGTGTCAGCAGGGTCATATATCGGGCACATGGCGAGTGCACCTCCATACATCTTACTGACAGACGGAACAAATTTAAATTTTAAGGATTTAAATTTATACTTCTCAAACCGACTAGCGACACCGTTCAACCATGGAAACGTGATGCCCTCGCCAGCGTTAAGTGGCAAGATCATTCCGCTTCCAGGTGATTTAGCACCTGTGACGGGGTCGTAGCTCTCTATGGTAGCAGTACCTTTATCCAATGTACCGCAGAACTCCATGTGCTTAACATGCATACCACCTAGTGGCGTTGCACGAAACACTGGCCTCTTTGATTGTTTAGGGTTGTTTTGTTGTGTTTGCCGCGTATTCCTGCGGCTGGGTTGTTGTTGTTGTTTAGTAACGTAGTAATTCACTTAGGGCCCACGTCATGGCTCTCTAAGCATATCACCCGACTGTTCAAACTTACTGGACATTCTCATGTCTAATCGGGCACTCGAACAGACAACCTGGACTTAATAGTCCTCCCAATCTACAGCAAAGCGTTAACCGGACAAGCTAAGGGTGCATTGCTAGTCCAGTCCGTAATCCAGCGCTGTAGTGCCAAAATAATGGCAACTAGCCGCCGGGGACTAACCCCGGGGTCTTCCCAAATGGGCATTGTTTGCTCCCCTGTGATTGGCGCCACTCAATCAAGCTCAAAAGCTCGGGTAACATAAAAGGACTATACAACAAGATCTCGATATCGTTCCTTGAAATGTGTGTCTAGTAATGAAAGAGGTCCATCCATGGTTTGTATTACTTCAGGAAATAATTCTTCATCTTTAGCAACTGGGCTCCACAGAGGGTCAGGCTTGTCGTCATAATAACGCTCAATGATTACCTGAGCCCCTGGAGTGATACCATATGCAAAGTAGAAAGAGATGCGTTCCTGCCATGTTGGGTCCCTTGCTTTCATTTTCATGCCATTTACCAGTTCTTGTCTGTACCTATAATAGATGGATCCCAAGCTGGGTATATACGGGTTTGCCCCACGCGCCAACCATTTATAAAAAGAGTTGAACACGGGCACACCGGCACTCCCAGCGAGACCACATCCTGCCACAGATCCCAGCCACTTATTGTACACTTTCTTGCTGTGGATGGGTTTCGTAGTGACCAGGTCAGAAAATAAGCGTTTAGCTGGATTGGGCACTAATGTCCAACCCCTCTCCAGCTTAACGGGTCTGGCTTGGCAAAACACAATTTCTTCTAGACTGTAATAGATTCCATCAAGCGACATTGTGAAACCTAGTTTGTGGAACCAGCTCTTTACTCCGCTAAGAAAGTTGTCCAAGTTTCGGCGTTCCAAAATAATGACACTATCGTCCCCGTCATTTAACACCTCCACTTGTCCTTGTAAGTTACATGTGCGGATGTACGTCCATAATAGCGCACACATGATAAGTATGTTACCACAGGATGTATTCATGTCCCCGGACATCCTGCAACCTACTGTCTCATACTTTATCTTACCATCCTTAGCTTTGTAAATCCCAATGTTCTTCAACTGATGGCGAGCCAACCACTTGAAACTCTCCATGTCCGGAGGGTCGTGATCGTCTAGCCAGAGTTGGTATATCATATGTTCAAAAAGTAACATTGGGCTGCTAATATGTTGGTCAAACCGTGCTGCATCCAG